TACGCGCTACCCTGTATATGAACCTGCTGCATTTGGATTGGTGCACGCTGGGGAAACAGCAGCCCACCAGCCAAACCCCCGATCGACATGCCGATTGCCGCGCCCCCAGGGCCGCCAATTATGCCGCCCACTACCGCCCCGACGCCTTCGAATATAAGCTGACCCATTACAATCCTTCTGCCTTATAGGCGCCTGCAATCCACTGGGTCCATTTGCTGTCTAAGGTGTGCTCTACCACACACTTATTAACCGCGTAGGCATGTATCAACGTATTTGGGGCACTCAAGATGCCCATGTGGCTCGGCCCCAGGCGCGGGTGTGCGAACAACAGCACATCGCCTGGCAGCGCACTCATAATCGGCGTGCGCTCCAAGTACTTGTCAACCATAGTCTTAAGCGTACCATCCGGGCGCCGTGCATATGCCGGTAGCTGAGTGCGGGGCATTAAGCCCACTGCGATCATGGTTTCATGCACGAGATTTACACAGTCGCAAGCCACGCCGATCATGTGCCCTTGATGTCTGTATGGTGTGCCTAGCCAGCGGCGGGCCTCGGCTACGATTTCGTCGCGCATCACGTTTCCTGAGCTTGCAGCAAAATGTCGTTGCCAGGGATGTACGGCTCCCCACGAAAATTATTCAAGTTGGCGAAGCGCCCGGAGCACGTACCCATGGTTCTGTCGCACCCTGCCACAATGGTGAACTGGTCTCCTATGGCGACGGAGCGCGGCATCGGCAAAATTAACTCGATGGCACCCGGCGCAAAACTGCGCACTTCCATGCTCAGCCCTGCGTTGGCCCCACTCGTGAAGGTCACACTGCCATAGGCGAAGTAGCCAATTGAGTAGTTATAGTTTATAAATATTTCGCGGTCGACGTCATAAGAGTCGAACGTGTACAGCCCTTCCGGCGTGACACTGTACTCTAGGTCTGTGATCGTGGAGCCTACCGGCACCTCAGTCCAGTCGTAGCCGTACTGGTCTTTAACGTTGATGTTACTGACAAACGCCCCGCCTGTTGGTGGCGTCACCAGAAGCTGGTAGGGTGCCGTGGTCGGCACCTTTGTCCCGTTGACGTCTGTGTACGGCACCACAGGGCCTGTCTGCGTCAGCGACGAAGCCCCTATAAACATCGGGTCTGTGCTAAGGCCGGTGACAGGCACGCCCGCTACAGTGAGGGGTGCCAAGTTGACCGTACAGCGCACATCGCCCAGATTGGCACGGCACAAGGGGCTGTAAACTTCCCCAAGGTTCTGCTGCATATACTGCGCCAAACTGCGTAGCTCTACGACAAACTGGCCATTTTTTAGCTGAACCTCACCCGTCAGCCCACTGTTTAAAATTAACACTCCGTTGCTGGGGGCTGTGTAATCAATCAGCCCGATGCTGACTTGGGCGTTGTCCCAGCGCTTTGCCAGCAGATCGCTTTTGGTGATCGTAGTGCTGTCCAAAATACCTGTGACTTCCAAGTTGCTGGTGGACAGGTTACTGCTCATCTCGATGGCGCTGGCTGTGATCGCGTTGTTTGTCGCGTAGGTCACGCCGGCGTACTTGATGGGCACATCATGGTCCGTGAACCCGAATACAAGCCCATCCGTGCGCGTCACCAGCCATACTGTCGCCATCGTGCGCGGCGATTTCGTCAGCGAGGCAAGCAGTGCGGGTGCAATGGTCCTCACAGGCGGATCTCCACCAAAGACAGTGACTGGAAGGTCCAGAAACCCCCCTCACCATCAAAGGCCGGCGCAAACACGTCAGTTGCAAAACGCACTGGGGTGTCGAATTGACCGGTCCACGTAAGCGCTTCACCGGGCTGGGGGTAACTGTTCGCCGTGCCGCCACTCGGCGCGTAGCCGCTAGGAATTGCCCCGGGTGCCGTGACCGTATAAACATCCCCAGTGACAGCCGTGATGGTCAGCGGCTGACCGTTGAGCAAATCGTCGGGGTCGTTAGAAACACCAAGCGGCACAAGCACCCCATTCACGCCCAAAGCACCTAGCGGCGCCGCCAAGGTGATTTCGAACGACGTACCAGATACTGCGATCGACGTTATGCTTTCCGTGTGGTCCGGCGCGAACGTCACCAAGCCTGTCGTGTAGTCGATTTCCGCGTTGCCCGGCGCAGTGCCCTGTGTTACAGGTACACCACCTCTTAGCAGGGCTGCCGTAGGTGACAGCGGCTTTTGTATAGGGCGGTAGTCTACCAGCGGCGTCAAAAAGTAAATTTTGTACATCTGATAGACCGGCGCTCCGCTGCCGTAGGGCGTGGGGTCGGCTGTGAAATTGCCTACCAACGAGCCCAGAATACCCGCGCCTTCATCGGTGAAGTCAGACGCATCCTTGAACCGGAAGCCATACGCCTGACCTTTGCACGCGCGGAATATATTCCGCAGGTACTGAACCGAGTACGCACTGCCGACCCCTGTATTAGTTCTGTCGACACTCTGCAAGTCCCACTGCCCACGGCCGAAGTTCCACATCACGTTGCGCTGCTCGCGCCCCGATGAGCTGGTCACTACCGTGGTATTGTAGGACACCCCACCCTGCGCCCATACCCCGAGGTCATCGGGGAAGCGCGGCGACTCTAAAAAAGGTTGTGTCATTGATTTCTCCGCATTGCGCGTTGCAGGCCGCTCGCTGCCGCCCCTGACATCTGCTGCTGTGTGCGGTAGTCTGTGCTCTGCGCCAAGGTAAAGTTCTGAATGACGTTGCTCGTCGTGCTTCGTCCGCCACCTTTGTTATAAGCTGCGGGTACAACAGCCTCGCCTTTGTGCAGGAGTGCCAGGCCCGTTTGCGGCACGTAGTTTGTGCCCTTTGCGTAAGGCGGGATGATGCTGGCCAGTGAATCCAAACCACTTAGTCCGCTCGAAGCCTCGCCCGTCGCGGCGGCTGTACTGGAGCCTCCAAACAACCCTCCAAACAAACTGCCGAACATGCCCAGCAAGCCGCCGGCACTGCTAGAACCTTGCGAACTTCCGCCGCCGCCCCCCAGCAAGCCCCCGCCGCCAAACACGCCACTAAACAATGCGCCAAGCAGCCCACTACCTGACCCCCCGCTGGCGCCCCCTGTGCCCCCCGCGCTGCCGAACAGGGCGTTGCCAGCCAGTTTGGCCGTGATCTGCGCTGCCTGTTTGACGATATCCGTTAAAAAGTCGAAGAAAGCCTGTTTGGCCGTCTTAGTGTGGTCGAGGATACTTGCGAACGCACTTTCAAAATCCCCCTTGATATCATCCGTGACTTGTTTGGTCATCTGGTTTTGCTGCTCAAGTTGCTGATTCTGCAACTGCGTCATCCGGGCTTGGTGCTGCTCTTCCAAAGACTCAAGCTGCGCGTTGAGTTGCGCCAACTTCTCTGGTGACTGGTCTTCCAACGCGGCACGCTGCGTTGCGCCGGTCAGCGCTATCTGGTATCTCCGATCTTCGAACTGCAGCTCTTCCTGGATCAGTTTGGCCTGGGTTTCTTGCCCTAGCGCAACGCGCAGATTGGCCGCCGCCTGCTCTTGGCCGATCTGGGCTTCGCCTCGGCTGACATTGGCCGTAACCTGTATGGTGGCAAGCTTGTTATCAAGCAGCTTCTGTTGCTCTTGATACTGTTCCGTGATGCTGGTTTCTTGCTCATTAAGCTGCTGGTTAAGCAGCGCGAGCTTACCCTTAGACTCTACGATTGCGGCCTGTGCGCGCTGTTGGTCTGCTGGCGTTGTGGCGAACTTCGCCGCGCTCTGCGCATTGCCCACGTTACTGGTCGCCACGGCAATCTCAGCGTTCAGTCCTTGGCGTGTGATGGAGGCGCGCTGGTCGTAGTACTCTTTCAGGCTGATTTCGTTGGCCTTGTACGACTTTTCCAACTCGCCTGTCTCAAAGCTCAAACGATCCTTCAAAAGAGCCAATTCAGCCTCACCCTGCGCTTTAGGTACTTCGTCGGCAGCACTGGATGTCAAGGGCCTGGGCTGTCCCACCTTGGCGGCGTCTGCGGCTTCCTTGGTCCACTTGGCGATCTGCTCGGCCTGCTCTACCGCACTCGGCGTGTAGATGCCTTTTGTAAGCTTTATGTCGGCTTGGTAACGGGCGATTTTTTCTTGCAGCGACTCTTGCGCCCTAAGCTCTTCGGTTTCTGAGTGCAGCCGCACCAACGCTTCTTTTTTGTCAGACTCTTTCGCAGCGTTGTCAGCGTCAAGCTTGGCCGCCGCTGCGCGGGCATCGACCAGTTTTTGCTGTGCGTCGACCTGGGCCTGTAAGCCAGCAATGCTAGCGCCACTTCCAACACCCCCCGCCGACGCATCCAGCCCGCTTGCGAGAGCATCCTTAGCCTCTGCCAACTGTGCCTTCAAAGCCTCTAACTTTTGCCCTGGTGTGTCCGGCTTACCGATGTTTTCCATTGCAGCCCATGCTGCACTTGCGGCCTTTCCCACATCGTCCCAAAACCCTGGCAACTCGCCCAGGTCGTCCTCGGTCTTTTTCAAGCTGGCGCTGATTCTCTCGGCGGTGTAGATTTCCGCCTCTTCCCGCCGACCCTGTATTTCAAGCGTGCGAACATACTCCGCGTCAGCGGCGGTCAACGCATTTTTGGCGACAGCGTTGTCGTTGGCGAATTTATAAACACCCTCGCTCATCTTGGCGAAGTCGGCGGCAACTTTTTCGGCAGACTGCCCTGAAAGCCTACTGATCTCGGCCACTGCGGCAGAAACAGCCTGTACAGCATCAGGCCCGAAGGCCCCTGTACCCGCTGTGGCCCCTACTGCACCGCGCGCGGCCCCCACCGTCAACTTACCGTTGGCGTCTGCTATCGTCTGCGCCATTTGATAGTAGCTGTCGGCGGTCAAACCGGCGCGGTTCCCCGTCAGCGCCAGGTCGTCGTCTAACTTGGTCAGTTGGCGCGAGCCTTCTATCGCCGCAAAAGCCACGGCTGCGATTCCCGCCGCGATAAAGCCGAGGCTCAACCCGGCCACGCTGGTCAACTTACTTAGAATATCAAGGCGCTCGCCAAGCACAAGAACACTGCCTCCAAGGCGGGTCCAGTTGCCCGTGGCAAGTTCGTGAGCTAAGACGATGAACTCCCGCCGCACACCAGTTGCGGAGCGCCCTAGGCGGCCGACAGCCGACGAAGCCCCGTTGGCCGCATTGGGCACTGTGTTCAAGGCTGCTGTCATCTGCTGCGACGCTGCTGACACGGCTGCGCCAAGGGCTGTGAACTGGCTCTGCATGCCCAGAATGCTGCTCTGTACACCGTTCAACCCTGTGCGGACCGCGTTGGCCGTCGAGGTTGATGCAGACGTGATGTTCTTTAGAGAGTCGTTGATCGATGCCGACGCGTCGTTGATCGCTTTAACGACGTCGGCAGAGCCCGTCTGGGCCTGGGAAGGGTCAACGATAACCGAGACGTTGATTTGATTGTCTGCCATTTCACACCCTGGTTACTAGCGGCGCGTTGGCGAAGTACCTCTACGCTGCGGGAACATTTGCATGAGAGCTTCGGCCGCGCGCTCATTATCTTCCTGCGAAATTTTACCTGCTTTCACAGCCGGTTTGAACCCTATTGAAGCCGCCAAAGAGCGGCATGCTGCCGGGCATTCTTCCTTCCAATATCTGACGATCTCATTGAGCCTCGGGACGGTCATATAGTCTTCGACGTACTCCCAGGTCCAACCTGGAAATGCGTGAAGAAGCTCAATGATTATGCCGTCCCAGTCAGTTCCCCCGCTTCAGGCCCCTCCAAGTGCTCACGGGCCTCTTCCTCTGTCAAAGTCTTGAAGCCGCTGACGCCCAGTACTGCAAGCGCCACCGTCTTCAAGTTGTTAAAGTCCAGCCCTTCTTCGATGTCGTCCGCCGACACATCGGGGTAGTTGCGCAGCAAAGCAGCATGCGTCACAGTCACCAAGGTCTGCATGTAATTCTCGGTGGCCGCATTGTCGCTCTGCTGATCAACAGGAACCCCGTTCTGCAACAGCCGCAGCTCATCCTTGAACAACTTCATACCCTTGAGGTTCAAGGCCGGGCACACATAAGTCTTAGTGCCCAGGCGAATCGGCGTTCCGACGATGAGCTTGATTTTTTCTTGCACGGTGGTCATCGTAGTTCCTGACTTGTAAAATGTTTGTCACTACAAGCCCCTATGCAAGCGGGCTGTTGCTTACTGGCTGGATGACCAAGACAGCACGCGGTTTTGCGTGTCCGCGTATGCCGAGAAGGTGAACTCAGGAATCAAAAAGTCTTCCAACTTGGTCGCAAACGACAGTTTGCTGGTGGTGGCCGCGTACAGGTGGAAGTTCAACTGCTGGCCCTTGTACTGCATGCTCAGGTCAACTGCAAACGTTGGGGTGTAGCCCATCAGCTCGCTGTACACAACTTGGTTGCCCGAACCGACTACCGTGGCTGAGTACTGATAGTTGATGAACACCGTCTCGCCTTCGTTGGCGGCGGCGAAGGTATAAACCCCAGTGGACTCGTTCACCGAATATTGGCCCGTGGCAGGCGTCGTTCCGCTCGCCACTTGCGTCAGCGGGTTTGAGTTGTCGTCGAGGACCCCCAAGTCAAGC